ATCTCTAACAGTGTATGTAAATATTACACTCTCTTTATAATCTAAAAGTATTTCTATATACACTCCATGATCATCAAACACATCAAACAATCCCCTAGGAGCTGAATCTATAATAGCTGCTATTTTATCATTATCAATTCCTTGCTCTCTAACAAAATCTTTAAAATTATCTGGTAGGTTATCATTGTTTAATGATTCTAACATAAATTCTAAATAATAACGCTTGATAACAGCAGCTGCTTTGTCATACGTTTCTAATAATTCTAAACTATTCATTTTCTTTTAATTTTTGATAACATCTAGCTAATCTTGTACCTTGTAATTTTTCACCATTTTCTTTCCACCAATCTCTCTCAAAATCAAACTCATTCTCAATGTTGCTATTCATTAATAATGAATTCTTTACACTTTCCATTTGGCAGAATATGATGGTATTTTCTTCACCAAACTGTCTTACTAGCTCTGCTAATATTTCTTTGTTATACATGTTGTTTAATTTTATCAAGGTTAAGAATTTCATCCTCTTCAATAAAACCACCCCAGACTTCCATATCATCATCAAAATCTACACCAAGTCTTTCTTGCCAATATTCTTTCATATCAGCAGTTTTATTGAAAACTCTCCATTGTAAACTGATTTCATCTTTATGTAAACCATTTAATTTTAATTTAACAATCTTTGGAAATATTTCTTGAAACTTCTTAGAGGTTTTAGAATATTTACCTTGTTTTACTAAATCAATATCTTCTTTAAGTTTTTCATGAAGCTTGTATACAATTACAACAAAACCATCTTCATAATCATAATCATCCACTATAGACTTGGTTCTTTCATATTCTTCATCCAAAAAGTCTCTGAATTTATCCAAATCTTTTGGTTTAAACAATAGATAGACACAACCGTCATATTGAACATCTTTTCTTTCATCTTTTACATATCCATTAATATATCCATTGTCCAACAGCTTTTCTCTTCCAATACTCAGCGTTGGTACAATAAATATACTAGTGATGGTCTTTTTTATATCCATTACACTTATAAGTTTACAATTCCATTATTAATATAATTTTCTCTAGAAATATTCCATATATCATTCTGAATAGCCCAATCAAGGTCTTTAATAATAGAAATAACTCCTGGATAATCTTTTCCTTTATGTGTAAATCCATGTGCTGCAGCATTCATACTTACACTACTCATTGAATAAACCAATGGACTCATATAATTTGTGCTATCACAAACTATAAATTGTGGATATAGAATAGTATAATCACCATAACCCATTTCACTAGCCCAAGATGTTGCAGCATACCAATACAAATATCCTTGTATATAAGCTCTACGATAGAGATAGTATTCTTCATAGAATCCTTCTACAGACCATGTACATTTAAGATCGTACACTTGAACTGTTTTCTTCTGATGATCAATTACTAATTTATCCATCATACTCTTGAATAAATGTCCATTGACATCATATCCCTCAACCTGTAATTGATTATACACTGAATATCGTGAACTATTAACTAAGTTTACAATTTCTGCAGTGATAGGATTAGTCTTTAGTTCTTCTACAATCTTTGTAGCATTATCAACATCTTGTGTTGTTATCACTGTAAGACCTTTAGTTCTAACTTCTCTTATCTCTTTGTAATACACTTCTGCATCACTTCCTATAAACTTAGCAAGAACAGCATCCACCTTAATCTTAAATCCTGAATCATTATATGCATCTTGTATAAGAAGTTCAAAGTTTCTGGTAACATTACCATCACTATCTGTAGCCTCTACAGTGTGCTTATACAATGCTTCTACAAAAGCTAACATTAACCCTGTAGGAGCTGTTAAACATACAGATAGATGGAACTTCTCATCAAACAACTCTGGTTCTAATAACAATGTTTCTACCACTCTACCTGTTGTAGCAGCTTTGTTATCTTCTTCTTCCACTTTCTCATTAAGAATATACTTCTTATAGTATTTCTTTCTATTCATTGAAAACTCTTTCAAACTTGAAGAGCTATCCATTATTACAGCTCTATATTGAGCTTCTGTCTTAGCTTGTCCTTGTATCATTCTGTTTCTGTTTAAATGCATCAATAATTTTTTTCTTTCCTTTTGATATATTTGCTCTACCTTCATCACTCATCGTCTTATATTTTGTACCTTTTTTAGCCTCAGATATTTTTTTTCTAGTCTCTTCAGAAAAAACTCTACCTTTTAAAGCTTTTGCTATTTTATCAATTGCTTCTTGTGGTAATCTTTTTCCTTTATTAACTAATGAAATTTTATCTTTGACTTCTTGTGTACGTGGAATTCCTTTATTCCAAGGAATTTTTCCTAAGTTAGATTTAGAAATTCTAGATTTTGTTTCTTCAGAAACAATTTTACCTATTTGCCATTGAGACATTAGTTTTTTAGTCTCTTCTGAATGTTTTCCTCCTTTTCCAGGAATTCTAATATTAAGAAGTTCTACTAAACAATCTTTATAAAATTCCCAATAAACAAGTTCATATCTATCTAAAACTTCTTGAGAAATATCGTTAGGTAATTCACAAATGATATCAAAATTATGACTCTCTACTCCATATTTTATTATAGAATTATAAAGTCTTCTTTGTTTTATACCAAATGTTTTTTGGTATTGATCAAATCTTCTTTTAAAATCCCAAGTTTGTCCTATGTAAACTTTACCATTAGGATTTGTTATCTTGTATATTCCTATCATTTAATAAATTTTGTATTATTAATAATCTCAAATATGCAGATAAACTTAACCCTAATGAGTTAGCTTTAATGTTAAGTTTTTCTTTAATATCTTTTTGTATTCTAATTAAGATAGTTTCTTCATTTTTCATTTGTATATATTTTGTTTATACAAATGTAATACAAATAATTTAAACTACCAAATTTATTTTTCAAAAGTTTGAAGAAAAGCATCAATTACATAAGGATACATTGCTCTTATTTCTCTTGGTACATGTTGAAAAAACCATTTCACTTCTATGCCATACTCATTTCCATGAGGATCAACCCCTTGTGGATGTATTAACCAAAACTGATGTGTTTCTTCACCCAGTGTTACACTTCCTTCATACCACACTTCTGTAAATGAAGGTGTTTTGTTGATTTCAATCTTTACTTGATCACTCATTTCTTTTCTAATTTAGTTTTCACATCATGACAGCTAGTACAAAGCACTTGCAAGTTATCCTGCTCACAAAACAATCTATTAACAAATCCTGGTAGATCATCAGCACAATTTAATGAACCAGCTCCTACAATATGATCAACGTTAATATTCTTCTCTGCAAACCATTCCTTACATTGATTGCACTTGTATTCAAACTTTTGTCGTTTATTAGGACCTTTATATGCTCTGCGAGCTTTCATCTTACATTCTGTAATAGGTTTCCACCATCTGCTCTTCTGCCTAAGACCACTTCTAATAAAACTCCAAAAAGCTGATTCAGTCATTGTACCAGCATTTCTAACCTTAAGAGTTTTAACTCTAGGTGTTCTCTTTGTAGCTTTCTTCTTTATCATAGTTAATAATTAAATAGCCCTAGAGAAATTAATCCCTAGGGCTACAAATTTAATCTATTTCTACGATTCTTTTAGAAATTTCATGCTTAATTTCATCAAGACTCTTTACAATAGTATACATCTCTACAGCAGATAACGCTGGTAGATTGAAATCATGCTTCTTAGCTTCAGTAGTGAAACCTTCTTTAGCTTTCTCAGCTAAATTATCTAATTCACGCACAGCATAAGCTTCATCAAGTTCTAATGTATCAAACTCAAGGTCATGTAAAATCTCTGTTGCTTCTTCACGAGGAACAGTCATGATTGGTAAATACTCATAACATCTACCCTTAGCAGTACCAATACCTACCACCTTCATTGGATTAATGAGAACAAGAACGCTTGTATCACCACATCCTACATAATGAATTTGGTCACTAGTGAAATGAAGACCTGCAGCAGCACAATCTTGTGTGCTCCAGTTACACTCACTCATTGGCATACTTACAGGTCTACCAATACGAATATCAAATGTTTTGGTCCAATCATCTGTAAATCTATTCTCTGCTCTATTAGGCAAATCTAAATAGAGTTCTGTTAGGTTACCAATCTTCTCTCCATGATTAATAGTGACAATATCCTCATATTCACCTTCACCATCACATTCTGGACAATCACAACTATCCTCATTATCATCTGCATACTCTTGATCATAATCATCACAAGGAACAGTTCCTGAACCATCACAATATTCACAATCTATCATTCCACCTTCATACATAGCTTCTGTGTGAACTAGTTTATATTCACCATTCTGCAAGAAGACAAAATAATCATCAGGCTTCTTTTTCCATACAGCTTTCACTTTATTATAAGCATTACTTACAAACTGTACAAGCTCATTAGAACCATGTAATGTAACAACATTACGAAGAGCTACAAAGAAACCTTGTTTAGTGATTCTGAAGCTATTGTCTTTTAAGAATCTATACAATTCATTAGCAACTTCAGCTCTTGGATTTAAGCAACACCACATAAAGAAGCGTTTTAAAGCTTGATACTCTTCATCTTGTTTAATTAAATCATTCAACTCACGTTCATCTAATGTACTACGAAAAGGATAACTACCAATAATTGATAAGAATTCTTCTACAATAATTGCAGGTAGACTTCTGTTGATTCCTTTTATGTACAAAGAACCACCAATCATTTCAAAATCATCAAACTTAGCTAAATACTCAGCTCCTTGTTGAACAGCTTTAGCTTTCTTATATTCAGCTTCTGCTTTCACTCTTTCTTCTACCACTTCTGCTGCACCCACAATATTCAATAAGCAAAGTTCTGTTTTACACTCCCTAGCTTTATGAAAATCTTCTGCTGTTGCACCAGATTTGGTAAGAATACTACCATCATTTAACACAATAGTTAGATTGTCATTCACCATTTTGATGTTAGCATAAGGCTTACCATCTACAGGAATGGAAGAAGGAGCTTCTGCTCCCTCTTCTTTACTTAATTCATCGAACGCTTGTTCAATTTTATTTTCTACTACTTTTTCAATTGTGCGTTCAATAGCACTTTTAAACCATTTTAAACTTAGCATGTTGTTGTTTTTTTAAATTGTTTGTAATTGTTCAATAGATTC